ATGGATAGGGCTTTGAGCAGAAAGGAATCCAAGGAGCTAATGACTCTTTTGGGGCTTCCAATGAGCTTCTATGGCCACTTGCCTGTCATGAGAAAGGCTTTTATTAAAAAAAGCAAGGAATATCACCCAGATAAAGGGGGTGATGAGGACAAATGCAAGAGGCTGACCTGTCTATATAGGAAGCTGGAAGATAATGTTAAGAAACACAGGGACTTTGATGACCTGTGGGGAGGTGCTGGGCCCTCCTGGAGATCTGCTGATGTAAGTATTGAGGACAAGATAGGCAGAAATCAGGAATTCTATAGGAATTTTGATCTCTGCGTGAGAGGTGTTAACAGAAGATGCCCATGCTTTATGTGTAAAATTAAAAGAAGGCATATGTGGAGGCTAAAGGAAACAAAAATACCTAATTGTTGGGGCAAATGCTATTGCTACACCTGCTACTGCGTTTGGTTTGGATTTGAAGAAAAGAACCACAGCAGTGCTGTTGTTTGGATTGGCATGATTGCAGAGCTCACCTGGGGAGACATTCTGGTAAGCAATTATATGTCTATTATATTTGTTTTAGATTCCTCCTTATGGAACACCTGACTGGGATCAATGGTGGGATGCCTTCAATAAAGATTGGGGCAGTGAGGAGGACCTGCATTGTAATGAGACACTGGATCCCTCAGATGATGAGAGTACACAAGACACACAAGAGAGCACACCACCAAAGAAGAAGAGGAAATTCGATTTCCCGGAAAGTGTTATAAAGTTTTTAAGTAAAGCTATTGTATCTAATAAGACTTATGATAAGTTTGCTATTGGTACCAATATTGAAAAAAGTTGTAGTTTATATAAAAAGATACTGGACAAATATAATGTTCTTTTCATTAGTAGGCATCAGCATGAAGACATAGTTATTATCCTTCTTTTAACTGGTAGTAAACATAGAACCTCTGCAATTGAAAATTTCTGCATGAAATTTTGTACCTATAGTTTTGTATGTTGCAGGGCTGTGTTAAATGATAAAGAAATGTATGAAGTAATGTGTGAGGAGCCTTTCCAAAAAATAGAGGAATCTGTTGAGGGAGGATTATTTAATGATGATGAGAAGGAACCCAGTGTTTCTTGGGTGAAAATTCAGGAATATGCTTTGGAGAATGAAATTGAAGATGTATTATTATTAATGGGCTTGTATCTTGACCTTGCAAAGCCTTTATCAAATTGTATGGCTTGTTTGGAGGAAAAGATATTAACACATTGTAGATTTCATAAACAGCATTATGAAAATGCAAAATTGTTTAAAGAGTCCCGCAGTCAAAAAAATATTTGTCAGCAAGCTGTGGATGGGGTATTAGCTGCAAGGAGGGTGCAACTTGTAAATATGAAGAGGGAAGATCTTCTGTGTTTGAGATTTAAGAAAATACTCAGTAAGATGGAAATATTATTTGGGGCTAAAGGGAATGGGGATCTTAAGATATATTTGGCTGGAGCAGCATGGTTACATTGCCTTTTGCCCAAATTTGAAGAGACTGTATATGACATCATTAAGGCATTTACCCTAAATGCCCCTAAAAAAAGGTATTATCTGTTTCAAGGCCCTTTAAATAGTGGCAAAACAACCCTGGCTGCAGCCCTCTTAGACCTTTTAGGTGGAAAGGCCCTAAATATAAATATTCCCAAAGAAAAACTAGGTTTTGAACTTGGAATGGCAATAGACCAATTTATGGTTGTATTTGAGGATGTGAAAGGTGACAAAAGTGCTGAGGACCATGAACTTCCCCGGGGTTTTGGAATGGGTAATTTAGATGACCTAAGGGATTATTTAGATGGTTGTGTGCCAGTAAACTTGGAAAAGAAACATCTTAACAAAAGATCCCAGGTGTTCCCCCCAGGAATTGTCACATCAAATCATTATGAAATTCCCTTAACCCTCAGATGCAGATTTGTTAGAATCCTGCATTTCAGAAAAAAGATTTATTTAGAGAAATCTCTGCAAAATAGCTCTTATCTCTTGTATAATAGAATATTGCAGAGTGGGGTTACCCTACTCCTGCTTCTCATTTATCATCTCCCTGTAGAGGAGTTTGAGGTTGACTTGCAGGAGAAGGTTATAATGTGGAAGCAAAGAATTGATGAGGATGTTGGGGATCACCTTTACAGAACCTTCCTGGCTCGAGTGGCCCAAGGGATTGATATTCGCTATGGTGACGTGGAGGAGGAAGATGAGAGAAGTACCCAGAGCTCTGAAGCTATGCCAAGCGACTCGGGTGTGGGTTCGGCGCCAAGCACGCAGGAAATCACACAGCAGAATCCAGAATAACACAATACACATGTATTTTTTGGCTTGAGATGTATGCAAAACTAACAATAAAGCAACAATAAAAAACATCATGTCTCATGATTCCATAATGAAATCCACAACATTTGAATGTGTTACAGTAGACGGGTCTGCGTCATCAGCATCCTCTACAGTCTCCAAATCCCCTGTTGCGTGTCCTGAAATCACCCCTGATCTTTCACCCTCCAGTGCAGGCAAAGGCCTAGTAGTGCCCCCAATCACAGATGGTCTGGTTCTGGCAGTATCAGTATCCTCAACAGTAAGGATGGTTCCCCTTGCGTGACCAGACATACCACCAGGTGGTGTGTCTACAGATGGTTGGGGACTAGCAGGGGGTGCTGGTGGGGGAACAGGGCTGGGGGGTGGTTCCTTATAGGGGAAGGTTACTAGTGTAAGTGGCCCCTTATTCTGTCTCTGTCTTACATATTGGAGACGGGTCTGAAGTTGATTAATCTGCATAAGCAAACTCTTTTCTGTATCTGGGACCCTTGTCTCCTGTTGTCCATGTTTATCAATATACCTCTCCAGGTCTGGATCTCCTGGTAGAGGCTCAGTACCTTGGTAAATTCTTACCTCCTCTACCTGGCTATGTTCTCCAAGCATTGGCTGACTGTCAACCTCTGGGGTAAGTTTATTGAAAAGACTATTAAGTAAAGAGCCCACTGGATATGGATTCTTTACTTGTCTTTTTCTTAGTGTCACAGAAAAATATCTAGGATATCCTCTAAATTTCATTACACTGGCATTCTCATATTTGAATCCAACAATGTCACAGCATGATAAGAAGAGATTATCTCCTTTACAAAGTGGTCCCACACCATTCTCATCTAATAAAATAGTTGTCATTGAATTAGTTATCTGCATCACAGGGGGTGTTTCAGTCCCTCCTGTATAGGTACCAAAGTATCTTGTATTTTCATTTTTAGCAGGATCTGGATGCCAGCATTCAACAGGATAAACTCCATCCTTATCAAGAATCCCCTTTAGCCTGGGGTCTAGCACCTGAGCAAGTCCTGTTAGAGGCCCCACTGGAGCTGCATATTTTTCATACTGAGTTTTATAATTTTCAGTGAGGAATTGTAGTTGCATAGGTTCCCCTCCTACTGAGAAGAAATGATAATTAATACCTACAATAGGTTGGGCAGCAGCAGCACCACTAGTGTCTCCATGTACTCTTTTTCTAAAGGAGTGCACATTGCACAATGATCCAACCCCAACAACCTCTGTTTTACAGCTAACTGCTTCCCACATTAAGATCTTTTCCCCAGTCATGTCCTCATTAAGCATAGGAAGTTGTACTTTTCCCAAACTATAACATGGCAATTCATTAGGCCCAGGTTTGTCATTATTATCATCAGTGGCCACAGTGAGTTTTCCACTGTATCCAAATTCATGTTCTGTTGGTGTTCCTACTCTAGGATTAAGAAACAGTTCAATTGTAGTGATGCTATCTCCTCCTGTTCGGACGTCTAACACTTCTATTCCTCCTTTTATTAGAAGTTTGGGGACCTGAGAAGGAGGCGCGCCTTTGCTTCTTTTTTGGAACGTCCTCTTCATCTTCAGTTTCTATCTCTTCTAGCTCTTCTACCTCTTTTCTCCAAGTGGGAGTTAAATCCCCATAGAGGCCTAAAAGCAAAGGGAGTAACCAGTCAGGGGCATGTCTCTGGCCTGCACCTCCTGGCGCACTGTACTTTTGAATAAAGTTAGCAGAGGGGTAATGTCTTTTATCCTCTTCTGCCACATCAGCCACATCAATTCCAGTGTCTCTTTCAATCCTCCTTCTCAGCTGACTTATCTGAGGGGGATTTAAAGGGGGCAATTCTCCATAATATCTCTGTAGAGCTCCATACCAATCCCCTGTAACATGTGATATTGCCCACCGTGTATTTTCAAAAAATCTAGCTAAAGATTCCTGTACAGTTCCCCCAACTTGTGTAGCTAATTCTCGCGAGGCATGCCCTATTTGGCGTCTCCCTTCGCTTACTAATGACTGCCAGAAGAGTCTGGATACATGATTTAAAAGGTCAGGTCCCCAATATGCTGGATCTAGATATTGAGCATATCTAGCAAATACACTAACACCTGGAAATAAATAATCTACATCAGGTACCCATACTTGAAGGGCCATATCTGGAACAGCTTGACTATAGGACAAGGGTGAGAGGGACGCGGCAGCAATGCTAAGAGCTATAACAGTCAGTTCACCTAGAGACCCTTTTACTCCTTCTCCAAGAGAGGCTAATACTTCAGAGGCACCGAGGGGTATGTCTAGAAATCGACTGAACAATTCCTCTGATATTCCAAAGCTCTCTAATGCTTGGAGGTCTGTTACTCCATCAACCAAGGAAACATAAGCAACCTCGTCCAAGAGGGCTTCTATAGATGCTGCTGCCTCTCCAGATAAGATGGCTTCTGTGGTAAAGCCTGTAGCGGCGGCAAGCTCAAACAGTTCTGTAATAACCGATATCAGTGCTCCCATACCTAGAAAATAAAAAATCTTACCTTAGAGCAGGCTCGGTGAGGCTAAAAACTAGGCCCAAAGCGGGAAGCTGGCAGCGGCCCAGAGGCCGTTGGCCCCAAAGGCCGATTATTGGCCGGTTTCCACTTTAGTTTCACTTTGGCCTTATGCCACGTGTGAGCAATAACATTGGCAATAGGCCAAGTGGGATGGCAATGGGAGGAGCTGGGAGGAGCATACATTGTAAGCAAATCCGGGGTAACCGGACACCATCCGGGCACTGTGCCAGCCCTTGTAGTTTTTTGTATATAAAGCCTCGGAGGCTTTTTTTGCCACCTACCTTATTTCCTTAAGTAGGAGAAGCAGCAGCAGGCCCCGCAGATTTACAGCACCTACAAAAAG